TGTTGGCAACAGCGTTCAGATCAAGATTCAGATCCAGTACAACAGCGGTGGATACAACGACGTTATTACTGACACGATCAGCGGTAAAAGCAGCAACCGCTATCAGCGAGATTATCTAGTAAATCTGACCGGCAGCTTCCCTGTTGATGTGCGGATGGTGCGTGTTAGCGCCGATGAGACAAGCCAAAAACGAGCTAGTAGCACAATCTTTCAAAGCTTTACCGAGATTATTGACGATAAGTTCCGCTATCCCAACTCAGCACTGGTTGGTCTGCGGTTTGACTCACGCCAGTTCAGCAACATCCCAACGCGTAAATATTTGATTCGTGGCATCAAGGTCAAGATTCCAAGCAATGCGACGGTAGACACCACAACGCACTTGGGACGAATCACGTATTCGGGTATCTGGGACGGCACGTTCCAAGCTGCAACATGGACAAATGATCCAGCCTGGTGTTTATACGACTTGTTGATTAGTGAGCGTTACGGCGCAGGCGTTCCAGAGTCATCGCTTGATAAGTACGACTTCTTTGCGATTAGCCAATACTGCTCAGGGCTCGTCTCAGATGGAGCAGGCGGTCAGGAGCCACGTTTCAGCCTCAACATGCTGATTAACAGCAGAGATGAGGTTTACAACGTCATCCAGCAGATGACAGCCATCTTCCGTGGCATTGCGTATTACGGCGCTGGGACCTTGCAGCTGTTGCAGGATAAGCCGTCTGATCCGCAGTATCTGCTTAGCCCTAGCAACGTCGTTGACGGTATTTTTCAGTATCAAGGCACGTCCCAAAAGGCGCGTCACACCGTTGCTGTTGTGGCTTGGCAGTCATACGACACCCGTGGTGATGTCGAATATGAATACGTTGAAGACCATGATGCGGTCGCCAAGTACGGCATCATCAAAAAGGACATCAAGGCGATTGGTTGTTACAGCCAGGGCCAAGCGCATGGTAAATGGACGTTGCTGTCCGAACAGAACCTGACTGAGACAATCCAGTTCAGCGTTGCGATTGAAAGCGGCATCATCTTGCGACCTGGCATGGTCATTGATGTTGCTGATCCTGTTAAGGCTGGAGCGCGTCGTTCAGGTCGGGTCAAGTCAGCAACGACTACGCAGATCACAACAGACAGCAGCAATGGCCTGACCACTTCCTTGGCTGCTGCAAACAACCCAAAGCTGTCAGTGATGCTGTCTACTGGCTTGGTTGAACAGAAGGATGTGCCGGTTGGCGGTATCACGCTGCTTGCGGATGGAACGGCAGAGATTGACGTTGCCAGTGCGTTTAGCGAAGCACCTGCTGCTGGATCGGTGTTCCTGTTCCAGAACGACGAGGTTCAGTCTCAGCAGTTCCGCGTTGTATCTGTCGCTGAGGCAGAAGAAGTCGATAGCGTCAGCACCGAGGAGTTTCTGTACGAAGAAGCCAGCGGTGTTTTTGTTGGTGCGTCGGTTAGCTGGAACCATGATCGCGTCAACGTCAGTGAGTTCCGCGTTCAGTACCGGATCGATAATGACAACTGGCAGGCCGTCGATACGTCTTCGCCATCAGTCACGCTGCGAAACCTGCGTGCTGGTCGGCTGTATGTGCAGATTCAGGCCAAGAACTACCTGAACAAGGGCAGTCAGATCACTGCTGCCGACTTTGAGCTGCAGGGCAAGACTGCTGCGCCAGCGGCGGTAACTAACTTCAGCATGATTCCGGTCAACGGGCAGGCGCGTTTGACTTGGACGCAATCTACGGATCTAGATGTGCGTGTTGGTGGTTATGTGCGGTTGCGTCATTCACCTGATTTAAGCGGCGTCACTTGGCCGACTTCAACCAGCATTTCTGAGCAGATCGCAGGCTCTGCGACTGAAGCCTATGCCGACCTAAAAGCTGGAACGTATAGCGCCAAGTTTGTTGACTCTGGTGGCCGCGAAAGCCTGACAGCTGCGCTGATCGAATTTACAAAAGCTGATCTGCAAAGCGTTGAAGTTGTTGGTGCGTTGGGTTCTACAGAGGATCCATCGTTTACCGGCACCAAAACCAACCTGACGGTAGACACCGCAAACAATGAACTAGAGCTAGCGACTACAGGCAATGAGCTTGCTGCTATTGGCGACTTTGACCTGGAAGATGGCGGTGGCTTGTTACTTGAAGACGACAGCAATTTAGATCTGCAAGGCGACGATGAGCTGCACACGTCTGGAACGTATGTCTTCAACAGCGGCAACACGTTTACGTTGAGCGATGTTTTCAGCCTCAGGCTGGACAGCACGTTGCGGGCTCGTAGCTTCTTCCCGTATGGAGAGCGCATTGACGATGAGCCTGATTTTGACCTGATCACTGAGTTTGACGGCACCGCTCCAAACACCTGTGACGTTGAGCTGTATATCCGCACCACGCAGGATGACCCAGCGGGTTCGCCTACGTTCACGAGCTGGCGTCGGTTCAACAACGCCGAGTTCAAAGCGCGTGGCTATCAGGTCAAGGCAGAGTTCAGCACTGGCGGTCCGCAGGAGCAGATTGCTGTTGACCAGCTGCGCGTTGAAGCACAAATGCCAAGGCGAACCATCACTGGAACGGTGACAACTAGCACCAGTGCAGACGTTTCAGTGACTTACGGCGCTGGCAACAAGTTCTATGTGGCCCCTGATGTTGGGATTGTGATGGCAGCGCAGGATAGCGGCGAAAACTATGTGATCAGCAACCCCTCGGCTACCGGATTTGATGTGTCGGTCTATGATTCAGTTGGCGGTAGCAGGATTGCTAAAGCGATCACCTGGACCGCTACTGGCTACGGAATCGGCTGATGTCCTTTGTAAACGAGACAAAATCCACTCCGATCCAGAATGACACTGGAGCGAATGTCCGGGCGGACATCAACTCCAACATGGCTGCGATTTCTGAACGAGACCAACCTTGGACTGGCAACCATTGCTAGCCCTACGTTTACAGGCAACGTCGGCGTGCCTGCTGGAACGGTCAGCAGTTTGCCGATCCGGCGATCTGACGACACCAACACCGGCATTTACTTCAGCGCAGCTGACACGCTTGATATTGCAACGGGTGGAACGCGCCGCGCTCATTTTGACAGCAACGGCATCACGATTCGTGATCGCAAAGCACTGAGGCTGCGGGACACAAGCAACAGCAACTTTGTTGCGATTCAGGCCCCGTCAAACGTCAGCAGCGACATCACGCTCACCCTGCCTAGCAGTGACGGCAACGCTAATGACGTGCTGCAGTCAGATGGCAGCGGCAACCTGAGCTTTGCTGCTTTGCCGCAAGCTGTGCCGACTGGATCGGTTCACATGATGGCGACAACCACTGCGCCGAGTGGTTATTTGAAGTGCAACGGCGCTGCAGTTAGTCGGACAACTTACGCCGATCTGTTCGCGATCATTGGAACGACGCACGGTGAAGGCGACGGCAGCAGCACGTTTAACGTTCCAGATCTACGCGGTGAGTTTGTTCGCGGTTGGGACGATTCTCGTGGCGTAGATAGTGGCCGTAGTTTTGGCAGCTCGCAGTCAAGCCAAAACCTGCAACACAATCACGGTGTTACTGATCCCGGTCACGGTCACAGCATCAATGACCCCGGTCACTTTCACAATGTTGCGTACACAAACAGCGATAGTGGCGATGGCGTGATCGAAGAATCTGGAACGGGCTTTAACGGGTTTGAACCGACTGAAACGGCTACAACTGGCATTGTTGTCAATCTTGGTCACACAGGCATCAGCACTAACAACGCTGGTGGCAGTGAGGCCAGGCCGCGTAACATTGCAATGATGTACGTCATCAAAACGTAAGCAATGGCCGACCGCAAAATTACTGATCTGACTGCTCTTGCTGCAGGTAGTCAGGCGACGGGCGACTTGCTGACGATTGTGGACGTTAGCGAGGGTGCTGCGGCCGATAAGAACAAGAAGATGACGATGGAAGACCTGTTTAAAGGTATTCCGGGCAATGTTGGCATTGGGACTGCGAGTCCTGACCAAAAGCTTTCCGTGCAGGGCCTAATCAGCACTAAAGATGTAAACGGAACAACACGAGGATTAGTCGGATCTCCTTCTTGGGATACGAGTTATATCGCAATTCAAAATGGCACGCTTGCGCAAGCTGCCGCAAACGCAGCCCTATATCAAAACAACATTGGAATCACCAGTCTAAATAGTGCATCAGGCAGACCTCTGAATTTTAAGATTGGGAATGGCGAAAGGGCACGAATCGACAGCTCGGGGCGGGTGTTGGTTGGGACGACGACTGAAGGAAATGGTGCTGCCGACAATTTAACTGTTGCTGATTCTGGAAATTGCGGAATAACGATTCGTTCTGCTTCAACTAATAGCGGTAGTGTTTACTTCTCGGATGGCACTTCTGGCGATGCAGAATATCGTGGATACATTCAATATCAGCATCCCGCTGATGTGCTGACGTTTGCTACGACTGCAACCGAGCGGATGCGAATTGACAGTTCGGGCGTATTGACTGTTGGAAGTGGGGCAAATACTGCAACGCAAAGAGCTGCATTTCTTGGTGGTTATACAACGTTTGAGAACAGTGCTGGCACAGGAAATCCGTCGATTACTTTCAACAATGACACCGACACTGGATTTTTAAATCCTGCTGGAAATACGCTTGCCTTTAATACAGGCGGCACCGAGCGGATGCGAATTGACAGCTCGGGTGTTGTAAAACTAACACAATCTGGAAATAATCCACGTTTCGGGTCACTTGAAGCATCAGGTGATGCCTTTAGGTTAAAAGCATTTAGTGGTAATGCTAGTCATAACGCCACAATGCAGTTTTTTACTGGTGCTAATTCGCCGACGGAGCGGATGCGGATTACGAGTGGTGGGCAAGTGCTTATTGGTCAAACCTCCATGAGTGCTGTCTTAGGCACTGGTCTTGGAGTCAAAAGTAATGATGTGGGAAGCAACTTTAACGAAGGGGCCTTAGCCCTAGAAGGAACTGGCGGTGACTTTTATGGCTTGACATTTAATAAAACTGGAACTACTAGCTCAGAAGGCTTTGGCTTCTTAGCTGTTTTTAGCTCTGCGACTGATAGTTTACAGATTGGCTACAACAACGGATCATCAAACGTAGGTATTTTAACTTGCTACGCAAACGGTAACGTTTTTGTTGGGGGAGCCCTCTCAAAAGGATCTGGTTCCTTCCGAATTGATCACCCTCTACCTGCCAAAACAGAAACTCATGATCTAGTTCACTCTTTCATTGAGGGACCGCAGGCAGATCTTATCTATCGCGGGAAAGTAGATCTTGTTGCTGGTGCGGCGACAGTGAATTTAGATACTGCTGCTCGCATGACTGAAGGAACGTTTGTTCTGTTGAATACGAACGTCCAATGCTTTACAAGCAATGAGTCAGACTGGACTGCAGTGCGAGGCTCTGTATCTGGCAACACTTTGACCATTGCGGCAGAAGACAACACTTCGACGGCAACGGTTTCGTGGCTCGTAATTGGAGAGCGCCAAGATCAACACATGATTGACACAGATTGGACTGATGACAATGGTCGAGTAATCACTGAGCCCGAAAAGCCTTCATAGTGCACAAATTCAATGTTGCCGCCCTTGAGGCTGGTTGACGCAATCGTCTGCACTTAGACTGTTCTCACACCTATTGAGCGATCATGGCAAACGTCAAGATCACCGAACTGACGGCTGCCACTGCCCTCGCCGGTACTGACGTTCTGCCGATCGTTGATGTTGGAGCGGAGACCAAAACACAGGTGTCCTCTCGCCTGGCAACAATAGTTTGGCGTTTGCGACAAGCGGCACGCAGCGGCTTGTAATTGATAGCAGTGGAAACTGCGGCATTGGAACAGCAAGCCCAAGAACAAATCTGCAAGTAGGTTCTTTTGGTGGAAATGATTCAAACATTCAACTAGCAGCATCTACAACTGGTGCGTCTAACATACTTTTTGGTGACGCAAGCGATGGCGCTAATTGGTATAAAGGTTTTATCAAATATGCTCATTCTTCTGATCTTCTTGAGTTTTATAGCTCTGGTGCCTTAAGAGCATCTACAGGTGGTAGCGAGCGTCTACGCATCGACAGCTCTGGCCGAGTTGGCATTGGGACATCGTCGCCGAGCAATAATCTGGACATCTTAAGCACCACCTCTGGCGCAACTGTTAATGCTCGTGTTGGATCTACAGCAACGTCGGGTGTAAATAATGCACAAATTCTAACTCTTTGATATTTGTAACTGATGCTGGCGGAAGCAATTCTGAAAAGATGCGCATCGACAGCTCGGGGAATGTGGGGATTGGAACGTCGTCACCTGCAGGCAATTTGCAGATTTCAGGCAGCGGTGATCGCTCGTTGTTGATTACTGGAGGAACATCGGGAACAACTTCTGTGCAGATGGGAGACAGTTCAGATGCAGATGCAGGCGCAATTCTTTATGACAACAGTAATAACTCGATGCAGTTCAAGACAAACGCATCGGAGCGGATGCGGATTACCAGTGGTGGTGATCTTCTTTTTGGAAAAACTGGAGATAATTTTGGCACCGCAGGAGCAAAACAAAAGTCAACAGGAGCGCTGGAACTTACCGCAAATGGTGCGTTTGGGCTTGCAATCAATCGCTTGACTGACGACGGCGAGCTTGTCCGGTTTTATCAAGCAACAACCCAAGAAGGCAGCATTACTGTTTCCGGCACAACTGTTTCTTATAACGGCGCTCACCTTTCACGTTGGTCACAACTTGCAGAAGGCGCAGAACGTACTGAGATTCTTCGCGGTTCCGTATTGAGCAACCTTGATGAGATGTGCGGATGGGACGAAGAGGACAATGAACAACTCAACCGGATGAAAGTGAGTGATGTTGAAGGTGACATCAACGTGTCCGGTGTGTTTCAGGGTTGGGACGACGATGATGACACTTACACCAACGATTTCTACTGTGCGATGACAGGTGATTTCATCATCCGCATTGCACAAGGTGTGACTGTGCAGCGTGGCAATCTTCTGATGTCTGCTGGCGACGGGACTGCCAAGCCACAAGGAGATGGTTTTGTTCAGGACAAGACCATCGCAAAAGTGACGAGTACCACGGTTTCTACTACTTACGCTGATGGCAGTTATTGCGTACCTTGTGTACTGATGGCTTGCTAGTCAGCAGTTAAACTTCACCTGCAAGGACTTTCCCAATGTCTACACCCACCACAACGTTCACTTGGGCCGTTGGCACCATGGATCGTCAGCTGAGCAACGGTGCTGTG